CTGTTCTGGCAGTTCAGATTGAGTTCAACAAGTGCGAGAGCTTGATGCGTAGACGTATCAAAGATACGGTCACCAGAGAGCTACTTGATTTCTAAAAAAGGGGCGGCTCTCGCCGCCCAGTAACATGGAGCATTAACCTATCGTAACACGAGGTGCCATTTGAACAAAGAGCTAAACGCTGATGAGATACTAGAACTTGTACTGAGGCTACCAACATCAGCAAACAGAGAGCAGGTATGCGACTTGATTGTGAACGTGATAATGGCGTATGGTATGGCAGAAGACTTTCCAATTATGTCCTTGATTGTTAATCAAATACTTGAGCAGATCGATGATCATGAGGGCATAACAATACATTAGTTCGTTAACATTTTGCTCATGTTTGCCTCGCGGACTAATGTAAACTGGCAGGGATTGAGTGTACTGCTCGACGCTCTCCCTGCTTTTTTTATTTCAACAACCATAAAAAGGATTAGATCATGGTTAATAAAAGAAAGATGAGAGGTGTCATAGTTTATGACATAGAACTCACTGGCGGTATCGGACAGGCAGTTGCGTTCGATGTTCTTCTAAGAGAACACTGCAAAAACTTACAGAAACTTATGGATGAAAAATATCCAGAGATGTCTAAGGTTATAAAAATAGAGCAGAGCCAATCAGCAATACCACTACAGGAACGCAGAGGTAAAACTGGGCCTGTAGAACAGATTACATTCAGGGGTTCCAGAGGGAGCTACAAGAAACGATCAAAGAAAAAAGGGCCACCCGAAGGTGACCCAGTATCATAGAGTGGAGAGGACGTGCTACATATGGGTGTAGAACAATATCCTGACACAAGAACTAGCATGCACTTTTGCATAGGTCAAACCGATTCAAACAACTTGTCGGTTAAGTTGCCGATAAGTCGCAGTGTTTCTCTTGCGTTAAGGTCTACTACAGCCACCTCTCTGCCATCCACAAAGACATGAACAGCGGGGCCATCTTGGCCCTGCCGTACAATCAAGAACTGTTTAAAGAGGCCAGTCGTCATCATCTACCTCAGAGTATGGCACTGGTGCATCAAGTATCGGATCAGGTATGTGCTTCCTGTACGTTGATGTCGGGACATCGAACTCAAGCTCTGTGTCACCCTGCTTCCCAACCCATGAGAAGCGACACTTCCAGATATGAATTTCAGAAACCCTAGAGTGCGCCGGATCAGGTCTGTGAACTGTTAGACCTACGTCAGCTTTCGCAAACCAAGCGGCACTACCGGATATGTCATAGCCTTTTGGAGCGGGAACTTTTCCTGACTGATCGCGCATCATCTTTGTTGGGTGAGCTACGAACCACAGGTGTATACCATGTGCCTGAGCGAAGACACGCAGCCGTGTCAGCATGTCAGATATCCATTCAGTTTCACTGACGTTGGCATCCCTCTGGATGTAGTTGTATGGGTCTACGATTGCACCGCGTACACCGTGCCGCATCACTGCAATCTTCAAGCGTTCGATGATGCTATCGACTGAAGACATAGAACCGTCTGCCTGATACAGAAAAGAAAAGTGCGATTGAACAAATTCCTTTCCCTTGCGCAGCTCGTCTGGCGTTATCCGATCCATTGCACCTTCAAAGAAAGGCTTGCGGATATACTTGCTGATGAGCTTGGCAATATGAAGACGCGGTTCATTCTCGAAAGAACAGATCGCAAACTTCCAACGCTTCTCTTGTGCCATGTTCACCATGATCTGATCTATGAACTCAGACTTACCAGACGATGGGTGACCAGTGACAACAGTTAGCTGACCAGTGACAACGGTATACAAATCATCGACATTGTCGTAGCCAGTACTCTCGCCACGCCCCATGCCCTTCTCGTAGATGTCATCGATCTGATCATAGAAATGTTCTGCATCGTACAGACCTGCGACAGGCCAAGGCTTGGCCTTCAATAAGACATCATCAACTTTATCTTTGCCGTGCTTCAGAAGGACATCATTGCAATCTTTGCAGCCCTCTGGATACTCAACCTTGAAGCATCGATCCTTTCCGATACGACGAGCGATCTCTTCCGCTGTTGCCTGACCCGCAGGGTCTGCATCCATAGCGATGATGATACGACGAGCGGCATCGATCTTCTTCTTTGCTGCCCATAAGAACTTGAATTTATTATCTTCTTTCGGATCGATGTTGCCATCGACAACCTTTATGACCGCGCCATTTGGTATCGATACAACGCTTTCGTAACCTGTCTCCATGAATGCAAGCGCATCCATTTCTCCCTCGCAAATGATGAGATCATCATCACGCTGCACGTTATGTAGGTTGAAGAAAGTTTGAGGTGCGCCATTGCAAATGAACGCCTTGCTATCGATGGATCGTATCTTCTGTGCATACTCTTGCCCCTCATGATTTTGATATGGGAATACGATGCTTGGTGTCTCATGTCCCAACGATTGAAACCATGTGACGGATGACTGAAGGTTTGCTTTCTCTGCTGTTTCTGCACTGATGCCACGGCTCTTCAGCCACGCCAGTGCCGCCTCAGTAAGTGAGGTCTTGTCTATCTTTTTGGCTACGGACATTGTTTCCACTCTGTTTATTTTTTCTACTCGCTCTGCCAACGGAACAATCCCCTGCTGATTACAGTGCCAACACTGAAACAGTATTTTGTCTTGTTCTATTTTTAGAGAGAGCGTTCTATCGGTTTTGTTTTTGCGGCTTGGACTACAGCTTGGGCATTTTATTTTATGTTGACCTTGCCCTAATCTGTACGCCTCGCCACGAACTTGTTGTTCGATTTGCACGGCTATCTCCTACTCTGATTTGCCCATCATAGCCAAGACGGATACGAGTAGTCAACGTGCCAAATTTTTCCCGCCTAATATATAATATATATACTTAGTCTACCGATATATAATATCGTCTACCGAACGTCTTCCGATATAAGAACAGTATCGTATGAAAGATAATCTGGCACTTTTGATGTATCACATGAGCGAACACGAATGATTGAACGTGGGTCTTCTTTGTCCAGACCCCAGTAAATAAACTTCTGCTTTACCTGTCTGTCGTTCTTGTAGATGCGGCCCTGCATGCAATCCAAGATCAAGCTCTCGTCCAGATCGGGGCGGCGTGATGCGTAATGTATCATCATCTCGACAACGACATCATCAGTCGTTGGCACTTCCATAACAGGGCATTGGCTCTCAAACATAGTCACGTAGCCTCGTGCCTTGGTAGACTTGATGAGGGCAGGTCGTCCCTTTATCAGAACCATCTTGCGTGAGTTCGCCTTGGATGCGGGTTCACCATACACCGTAAATGTAACGTCAAACATTCATATATCTTCCCTAAACAATACCGATTGACACCGATCAACTTATATGATTTAACACCAGATGAGTGGAGAAAACAATGAAAATAACGAACAAGCATAACTTACCAGATGCTTTCCTAAACTTTGCGCGGGACGACAAGTACTCGAAAGGCAAAGCGGATATCAGCGTCACTAGCCTTATCGACTCACCGCGAGTGCGTTTGATGAAAGACTTGTACTCAGGTAAAGCAGAGACAGACGTGGTCGATATGATCTGGCCCCTGTTTGGTACGGCAGTACACCACATTCTTGAGAGCGCCGATGATCCTGCGAACGTGCAGGTAGAGGAACGCCTGTATGCAGACGTGGCAGGTTGGACTTTGTCTGGTGCGCTAGATCATCAAGAAGTTTTACCTGATGGCACTGTCCAGATCACGGACTACAAGGTCACGTCCGCTTGGTCTGTAATCCTTGGCAAGAAAGAGTGGGAGCGTCAGCAAAACTGTTACGCTTGGTTAGTCGAAAACTCTTTGGCAGGTGCCAACCGCCAGAACAAGGTAAGTAAGATACGCATCTGTGCCATCCTCAGAGATTGGCAACGCCGCAAGGCGCAGTTTGATAGCGAGTACCCACAGTCACCAGTTGTAATCGTTGACCTTCCCCTGTGGAGCGTAGAGGAACGTGAGGATTATATCTACGAGCGTATCGATGCACATCAGTCAGCGCAGATGGACTACGATCTATACGATCAGTTCATTCTCTGCTCGACAGAAGATCAGTGGGCAAAGCAAGATCAGTATGCCGTTAAAGAAGCGGGGAAGAAGAGAGCATTGAAGCTGTGGGATACAGTGGAGCAAGCTCAAGAGCATGTCGATAGCAGCGATAAGAAGCTAGAGATTGAGTATCGTCAGGGCGAGAAGACCCGATGCGAAGGTAACTACTGCGGAGTGGCAGAGTTTTGTGAACAATACAATGGATGGAGAAAGTAATGTCCGTATGGGAAACACTATCTAAGATCGATGTAAACGATCACACGGAAAAGAAGAATGGCCTAACGTATCTATCGTGGGCATGGGCTTGGGGAGTTCTGAAGAACCACTACCCCGAAGCTGTATTCAAGAAACATATACAGCCTAACGGCATGCCGTACATCAAAGATGAAAATGGTTACGCATACGTTGAGGTCACAGTTCTTGTCGAAGGAATTAGTGCAACTGAACTTTTTCCTGTTCTTGATTACCGCAACAAGGCGATCCAGAACCCCGATGCATTCGCAGTTAACACCGCATTTCAGCGTGGATTAGCTAAGGCAATCAGCTACCACGGTTTGGGTCACTACATCTATGCGGGTGAAGACCTGCCTCAGAGCGACGGAGAGACACGGCAGAGTGAGGTAAAGGAAAAACCTAAGCCCACCCCCGCGAAGAAGGAGAAGGCTACTGAGCCGCCTATCGAGGAGCCTCTGGGCTACATGGTTAACTCAGGTGCCTACAAACCAGAGGATCGTGAGCCTCGTGCTGTCTATGATTGGGACAGTTGGGCAGATGTTGCATGTGCTTGGGTGGATGCAATCAAGACAATGGATACATTGAAGAAGTTCTACAACGCGAACAAGCAACTGTTCGAGTTAGCCAAAGAGCAGAACAGTACAGCCCACCAGTCGGTGGCTGACAAAATCAAATCTAAGAAAGAAGAGTTATCAAAGGAGAAGAAGTAATGGCTCAATATCCCGCATCAGGAATCCTGTTTCAGAACGACAGGAAGCAGAACGAACGTCAGCCAGACTACACTGGCAACCTTGAAGTAGATCGTGAGGTAGTAACTGACTTATGGAACCAAATGCAAGAAGGGGTGGAACACCCAAAGGCGAACCTAGTCGGATGGAGAAAGACATCCAAGAATGGCAAGCCATTTCTATCGTTGCGCAGCGACTTGTTGAGAGAGCGCAAGAGCGGCGACAACTATCAAGCACCTGCGGGTCATCAGAATAACAAACAGTCCAATGACATGGACGATGAGATACCGTTTTAAGTTTCAAATGAGTGGAGAAAAGAAATGGAAAAACCAAAAGTAAAATATGATCTTACACTGGTCACACCGAAGATGGCCAGTGAGTTCCTGAAACTAAACACAAAGAACAGGAAGATATCTGAGTCTGCAGTGTACCAATATGGAAAGGATATGGAAAGCGGTCACTTTAAATTCAACGGACATAGCGTATGCATATCAGACAAGGGTGTTCTTCTTGATGGGCAGCAAAGACTAATGGCTAGTGTTGAAAGCAAGAAACCGTTTTGGACTATGCTCATTGAGGGTCTTGATGAGGATGTGATGGTTACAATAGACACTGGAAGGAAGAGAACCTTTGCTAATCAGCTTCAGATTAGAGAGTATCCTAACGCAAGTTTAGTTGCCGCAACTGTATCTCAGCTTGGCTTGATAGCGATTGGCTCATCAAAAAATGTAAGCCAGTTTACGATGTCAGACTTAGACAAAATACTAGACAAAAATAAAGATGTATCTGATAGCGTTTCGTTTGCAAAAGGAACCTTCTATCACAACGCTCTTCTTGCAGCGATACATTACATTGGAAATCAAACTGGCTATCAGGATGAAGCAGATGCATTCATCAAGACTTACAAGGATGGTCAGAAGAATTACGAGAACGATCCCATCGTTGCTATTAGAGAGCGGATACTGAGAGACAATGTTCGTATAAAGAAGATGACACTTGAGCATAGGCTAAGGTTGATCATGCTTTCTTGGAACAAATTCTGCAGAGGTGAGACTCTTCAAATAGCTAAGATACCAAGTGATAGTTTTCGTATCGAAGGATGGACACTCAAGCAGTGCGGTCTGGAATAAGCTATGCTCATTCCGAAACATAAGAACATTCGGGATGAGAAGTATCTGAATACTTTGCGGGGTACACCCTGCTTAGTGTGCAGACGTGGCGCAGAGGCTCATCACCTACAGCATGTTGGGGAACGTGGTGTAGGTATGAGGTCAGGGGATAATTGGGCTGTACCTCTGTGTCACGACTGTCACATGCAACTACATCGATTTGGTGATGAACGTACATGGTGGGATTTAGAGGGAGTTGATCCAAAGGAATGGGCTTCCAAGAACTGGGAGAAATATAATGGCTAAGACACATTTAGTAGTTAGAAGAATTAAAGAGGGCAACGAAACAAAAGCATACCCTTTGTTTGAGGGATCAAAGCCTTTCGCACGAACATATAGAGAAGGGTATTTAGATGCATATAAAGAAATGACAGGAAGATATCCTAGTCTACAAGATGGTGGGAAGATTTCAGTTATTGATATGCAGCCCATAAGAGAAGCAAAGACCAAGGCTCACAGGGCGCAAACAAGACTTGATCACGAGCCATGTAGAAAATGTGGGGCAACTGTTGGCGAGAAATGTAAGCACTCAAGATCGGGAGATGATAATGACTGAAGAGAAAATATACGAACTCTGGGCATACAGGTATGGATGGGATGATATGTACATGCCAGAGTTAATCCATGAAGGCACAAAAAAAGAGTGCCAAGAAGCTAGAAAAAATGTCCCATCTGATGAGTACAGTAGTACTTCCATATCAGAAAAATGGATAGAAGATGAGTAGCATTAGGGATGCAGCTATGGGTTTTGAGGCCGTAAAGGTGTCCATGTCTCAGGACAGGAACGGCATCATACTACGCCTCAACGTACACCCCAATGACTGCCCACCAGAACTACACACTGACTGGGTAGGCACGAGATACATGGTGGCTATGGTTAGATTGAACGATGAAGACCAACCAGAGACACGAGAAGAATATCAGCATATAGAAAGGCTGATTGCATCAGCAGGATTATTGTGCCGCAACCAAGAGTTCGGAGAGTACCTGCATGACTGTGGGTTAGTAGGGGATATTGACCCATTTAAAATAGAGAATGCGGCTGTAGAAGCCGTGCGAAAATACTGTGGCATCACATCGCGGTCAGAGTTTAGAGATAATCCTGATGCCCGAAGTAAGTTCGAAAAACTACGTGAGGACTTTAGGCAATGGAAGAAAAATTAATGGACACAACTGCGCTATCTGAACTGCTATCAATGCCGCCATATAGTGTGAGAAAACTCGTGAACGAAGACCCAATGTTTCCAAAGGCTGTAGTGATCAGCCCAAGGATTAGACGGTGGAAGTACACAGAAGTACTAGAGTGGATAGATAGCAAACATGATAGTGAAATTAAGCCCTAGAGAAATGTCTAACTGCAAGCAAGCCGCTACCTTTAGATGGCAACTTGCTAGAGCATCTGGAGTTGTTAATCAGAGAAGAGATCAGGGTAGAGATGACAATGACCTTGATCTCCTTGGTATACAGGCAGAAGTCTGCGTAGCAAAAGTATTCGATATAGAACACAACCCATTTCAATTGGGTGTAGATAGTGGCGAAGACATGTGGCTTGGTGATTTATCTGTTGACGTTAAGTCAACATTTTATCCAAGGGGTAGATTACTATTCAAGAACATTGAGTCGTTCAAAGCAGACTGCTCAATTCTTGTATGCAAAAAAGAAGAAGACACCTTTAATGTGGCAGGTTATTGTTCTCGAAAGACATTCAATAATCTAAGTAAACCTATGGACTTAGGTCATGGAGTAGGCATGGTGTTAGATCAGGATCAGTTAAGTCCACTTGAAAAACTTTGGGCTTACTACACCTCAAGAAGACTTGAAAAGTTCAATTGAACTTTATCGATAGTCTTTCATGATCATGTTGCCACGAGCTATCAGCATCTGCTTACGCTCGTTAAGTCTCTCAATCAGTAGTTCTCTTTGGCTGTCAGGTAAACGCTTGTTATCTTTAATCTGGTTTATCTGGCGGCTGACCTTTCTGATTGCACTATCAATTGCCTTTACTCGTGGGAGCAAAGCTATCTCATCAGCATACTTAGTTCTTGCACGCTGTAATCTTTCTGCATCTCCAGACTTGATAGAGT